GGCGTAATCGGGATGTTGTTCCCATATATCTCCGTTCCAAACCCATTGTCCTTCAGGACTTAATGTTCCCTCATCATTTTGATTATAAGAAGCACCTACGTTGGGATGAGATGTATTTGGCTCCCAATAATAAATAAGTTCACCCTCACTTTCGGTTGACTCTTGTATTTCAGCAATTTTCCAAGCGCCTTCACCATCTATTGTTGTATTTGCAGTAGTGTTTCCAATTGTAGGTTCAGCTCCAATAACAAGAGGTGGTCTAAATCTACTTTGTCTAAAACCATTGCCACCATTTACAGGATTAATGTGAGGATATTGATTAAGTAAAGTTGTTAAAAATTTTCGAGGTTTTGGTTCAACATTTGTGGCTTGTATAATTAGGTCTTCACCCGTATTTCCCAAATTAGTTAATGCATCTGGTATAGGTTCTGTAGGGCCGGGTGATGTAGTATCGTAATAACCTGCAGGTTTTTCAGGTGAGGGATTTGGTTCTTCATTAATTTCATAGGGATAATATAAGTTAAATTTTAATCCCTTTCCTGCTACTGTACTTTTAACATCAACTCTGATGTTAGCAATATCAAAGTTTTTAACTCCTTCTTGATTCAAACTACGCATGGTTTGAGATACTCCCAGCCATCTATTTGGATTCTTCGAATCATCAGATCTTAAATAATTCCATTCATCTAAATCAGTAAATAAAGCGTTAGTGTCAGGAAATTTTATACAAGTTCCACCATTGACACCTTCTCCTTGAACCCATTTCGCGTGATATCCAATAGCTGCGTGTGAATCACCACTAAATGGATTAAAGCCAGATGACCAATTTTTAACCCTAACTGCGTCACTATGTAAAGATTCATCCCAACCTTTTGTCGCACCTATTTTCAATACATTACCCAAACTATCAAGTTCTAATTCTTCAGCATTGGGATTTTGTACTGCATTTTGACCGGTTGTTGCAGGAATTGTAACTTCGTTTATTTTATACACATCTGGTATTGTTAAAGTACCATCAACCATTTTCGGTGTAAAAGAAAATTCACCATTTGTAGTCAAACTTAAAGAGTCAATATAGTTGCCTGCATTTTCATTAAAAGAAATATCGTCTTCAGTTAATTCTGTTTTTATGCTAGTTTGTACATTAACAAAATCGTCTATATAAGAACTGTTTATATGTTTAGCTCTTAACCTTACTTCTGTTCTACTAGGAGATATTTCATCAATTTGATATTTTAAATCCTCTATTCTTAGTTGTTCAGAATTATTAGGAGAGGTTAAAAATGCTTGCTCTGTTCCTGTATAAATAATACCATCTTCTGTAATATATATATCGTTTAAATCTTGGTATAAATCGCCAACTCTCGTACTACCCTTATCTACAGTTCTAACAAGTACAGAAGATTCATCTCCTGCTAATTTTCTTAAAAAGTTATATCTTACTATGAAAGTGCCAGTTTCAAAACCCAAACTTCTAATATGTTTTCCTGGATAAAATTGTACATTATCACCAGATAGTAAAAATTCAGATATTGGTAGATTATCATACTGAATCAGATTACGATTTATGTCAAGTATTTGAAAATGAACAAAATCTTTGTAACCCTGACTACCCCAATAACCATCTTCATATACATAACTCCCAACGCGTGAAACGTTGTCACCATCTAATAATTGTTTATCTCTTTCTGTTAATTGACTTGCCATTATAATTCGTTAAATCCTCTGCTTAAAAGTTCGTCTATTATGTAGTCGCCGTCACCATTTTTCAATCTATTAACTTTTGTACTGTGTGTAATTTTTGTAGATTCGTCTTCTAGTAATTCATCTTTAAAAGGATCTTCAAATATTAAAACTTGATTAGATTCATTTCTTATTAGCTGAGACTCATTACTGGTTGCTGCATTATTTACTAATAATTCTCTGTTAGCTAAATAATTTCTTTCATCAGCTTTAATTAAATTCTGATACCAAGTTAGTTCACGTAACTCTTCTGGTGTATATGGCATTTTCTATCTCACAACTTTAAATACAAAATCATCATCGTAATATTGTATGGTTTCATCGACTGTATTGCTTCCACTCACAATTTTAAATTCGAATCTGTAATATCTTTCTGATTGTAATCCATTCATCCAAAGATTGAAATAGTTTCCTGTTGAGTCACAGCTTACCAATGAACCTGTACCATAAGGTACTACTACATCTTCAGTTTGTGTGTCTCTTACCGAATAATATGTTCCATCACCACCTATGTTTTCTACACTACCACTAGGTAAGTATTTAACAGTTAAGTATTCTGATGCTGTATTAGAAAAAGATTTGGTGGGATACTTTCCTCTACCCACTATTCTAAATTTTACCTTAGATTTTTCTTTGTATTTAGGTCTTAAACTTTTCATATAGAAAGACAAATCTTCTAACTCAGTCGATGATAGTGCTGATAACGATCCTGTACTCCATTTGGTATCAAACCACTCAACCTCTAATTTAGGTGGATAGATAGTGTGTGTTTGTCTTGAAAAGAATTTAAAATTTCCTAATCTATCCTTACTGCCTTCATCAGTATTTGAGTCTATGTTTTCATAACTACCACTTCTTTTAACTATGAACCCTTCATTTGGAAATGTTCCTGCTATCCATTTATTTACAATAGGAGTTACATCCATTCTCATATCAGATGTTTCGTATTGAAATGATTGTGAACTAAAGGATGATGTATACCAAGCGCCACCTTCATTTTCTCCTGATGAACCACTCCAAGCAGATTTTTGACTTATACCATCTCTGTAATTCCAACTAGCTCCCTCTGAGGTTATAGGACTATCGTTAGCAGTTCCTTGTCCTTCCAACCAACTTCCGCTTATGGGGTATGCATACAAAGATTGTGATGTGCTTAAATTCTGAGAATTAGCATCGTACATATTTAAATAATATTTTGGATTTGTAATAGTTCCATTACTCACAAGAGAGGAAATTTGATTTATATCAAACTTTATTAATATACGAGATACTTTTATATTGCCACCAGAGGTGCTCATAGTTTTTTGTACTTCTAGTATTTCATCCAAACCAGCGTTTGAACTACCGCTTGCCTGATAAATAGTTGTGTCGATATCAGGAAAAATAAAGTAATTCATTAGTTACCTCCAGCTGTATCACCAACAACACGACCTTCTATGTCGGTTGCCGGAAATTTTAATTCAAAACAACTTGGATCGAGTGATGGATAAACCGCCCCATCTTTTGTTGCTAACATTATATTATAAGAATTTCCTGAATAACCCTTAGAAGCTTGAAATTTATTTGTTATTACTACAGGTAAACCATTTGGATTATCTTCTTCAGGTGGAACTACAGAAGATACACCATTTGTCAAAGATATTTGATATGCTAAATCAGATAGTATAATCGGTTGACCAATCTGCCATTTGTCAATATTAAAATAGTCTCTAACTTTTTGTATGGCCCGTAAGACAACTTCTTCTTTATTATATCCAGTTTTTGTTGTTAAATTAAATTTAACTCCTACATTAATTATATAAGCATCTTTTATATTTACAGCATCAGTAACCATTCTGAATTGTGTTAGGTACGTTTGTATGTTTTCCTTAACTGCTTGGTTAACCATAGCTAATTTCTTACCATCATTAAAACCTAATATATATAAGTTAAGCGCTAATGGATTTATAATTCTGTCATCGGAATTTGCTCCTGATTTACTATCTAATTGAGTGTCTTGGACAATGTAAGCCTTAGCTATATTGCCAAATTTAGCAGGTAAAGCATATACTCTTGTTATATAATCGTCTTTAGTTACTGCTCTTGATTGTGCTTGAAAGTAAGCTAGAGCGTTATTCTTAACCTCTATTATACTTTCTGCGCTTCTACCACCAGCCGCAGGTAATGGATTATTAATTGCTACAGAATTTTTAGTTGTAGCAGCTAATGCGGATGACAATCCAGATTCATCTAGTATTATTTCAGAAAATTGTACGCTTCTCAAAGTATTGGCTGGAATATTAGAATTTATTCCACCACCATATCTATATCTAATAGTTAGCTGAGTATTGGATGGAGCTTGTCCATATGCTTTAGTTGCTAAAAAGTTAGAAGGATCGAAAGCCGTATTTAGATAGGATGGTGAACCCGGCAAAGACGAGCCTACTTCATCCGGATTTGGTATTATCTCCTCATCAGGACTATCGGATGTTCCAGCACCAAATCTTATTTCTGTTTTGCCATCTTCTCTAATAAATGTTGTAAATCTTCTAGTAGTCTTTAATAGCTTTAATAGGTAAGGAGCTTGATCAGCATGTGTGTAAAGTTGATCGTCATTTCTAATCGTATTCTCCATATCTGCAAATACAGTATCTTGAGCTAAATAAGGAACTTCATACCAACTATTCCCATCACTATCGGTACAAGAAAGTATTTCTAAAACATTATTATTAGCTAATGCTATTCTTTTATATTTTTCAGCTGCATTAAATGTAAAAAACTCTGTAACTACTGTTCCACTAGAAACCTTTACAGATTTTTTAAGCAAATAGGTTACAGGAATATTATCAGCACTCTCATAAACACTAACATCCATAGAATCGTATGAGCTAGAATATTTAAAATTACAATCTTCTGTTGTAATAAATGAAACCCCTGTATCAGACAGTAATTCCATTCCTGAATTTATTTTTAAAGAATAATTTAAATCTGGCTTTGTTGTGTAACTAGCTCCTGCTCCTGTAGATGTAGCTGGAACAGTCTGAAATACATCAATATTAGTTGTGGAAGAAGTTGATAATTTTGGTTTGTAACCTAATGTTTGTGACATATTATAGACAGTCTTCTTTTCTTCAGCAAAAGCTAATAGACTTTCTTTAAACTGATTGTCTATATAGTAAGAAAGAACATCTCCTACATATGAAGCCATTTCAATAAACATCATACCTGGCGATGATTCATTGAAATCATTATATTGATTTGGAAAATAAATTTTGGTAAATTCTATTAAATTATCTTTGAAAGATGTAAAATCTTTATTAAGATATCTAACTTCTTTTACTGATTTTTTTGGTGCTGTGTATGGCATTTACTTTCTCCTATTTAATCACGACCATTACAAGTACTAAAACTAATCTGAATTATAATTGGATAAATCCAACGTTAAATCAGCTTCAGATGTTTCATCTACATTTAATGTAAATTTTATTCCTACCGACAAAACATTTTTGTTAGTCTCAGAAAAATTAGTTTGAATATTTACTACATTTATAAATGGTAAAAATTCACTCATCGAAGACCGTATTGTTTCTTCTACTCTACTCTCTATGTCAGTATTTTCTTGTTCAAATATAACAGAAAGTAGTTCACTACCAAAAGTAGGATTACCTAATCTCTCTCCTTTATTTGTCAATAACAAATTTTTAATATTTGATATAGATTGTTGAAGCGCAGTTTTTGTTCTATTAAAGAATCCAGAATTACCATAGTTAAGAGGTAACTCTAAACCTATAAAGGTATCTTCATCTAAATCTTTTGCTACTACACTCATTATTTGTTATCTCTCTCTTTTAAAGCGTTCATTACACCTCTGTAATCTTTTGTTAAGTCACCCATTACATCCTGTACTGCTTTATTTGATGTATCTACACCGGCTGCTTGGGCAGTTTGTATTGCTCCCATTTTCCTTTTATCTTCAGCACTACCCATAACATTTCCATATCCCATCACACTAGCCATTTCTGAACTATTGAATGTTTTATTGCCCATAGTCGGATACTCATCCGTTTCACCAGCATTAGCTGTTTCATTTAAAATATCATTTAATACAGGATTTTTTGTATATGAAACTTTTTCTTTAGGTTTGGGTTTTCTTTTAGGAAGAACCTCTACAACATTATCTTCTACTAAAGTAGCTTGTTGAGCCATAGACTTCATTCCTTCCTTAATAAATATCTGTTTAACTTCTTTTTGTACTTCTTGTCTAACTATTTCTTTAATTAAACTAACTAATTTTGATGTTTTAGCCATA